TCGTTGTCGGTAGTGCCAACACGGAGGCTGGTTTCCAACAGACGGGTAGCAACGAACATCAGAGATGGAGGGACAACCAGCTTAGCGGGCTTAGCTGCAATCAGCAAGCCGCGCTCGTCTGTCCAAGCAGCAATTTGAATAACTGCGTTTTCCAACGAAGTCTCATTCAGGTCAGCGCCAGTGGAAGGACGGTTGCTGTTAACACCACCAGAAATCAGCGGGTGTGCTGTATTGCATAAAGACACGCCATCGCCATAAACGACAGAAGTGTTAAATGCATTGTTCAGAACAAAAGCTGCTTTGACTTGCTTGGTGTAAGCCATACCACGAGCCAGTGCCTTGGTGTAACGAGCAGACAGTGAGTCATACAAGTTATCTTCTACAGCTTCTTCCGTGATGGAGAATCCGAGGGCAATGGTTTCGTGGTTGTAACGAGCAGTCCATGCTTCTTGTGCATTGTCGTACTGAATGGCAGAGCCTTCATTTTTGACTGGTGCAGCATTGAAACCGGACAGTTTCGTTTCTTCTTCAAAGCTACGTTCCGAGGTTTCGGTTTCGTAGATTTCTTTATGCTCTTCGCCGTATTTAGCGTATTCCAGACCAAACAGAGCGTTTAGTCCGGGGAGCAGTTCTTTAAGTAGTTGTGCGCGTGAAATAGCCATGATTTACTCCTTAAACACCAGTGGTGTTGTTATATTGGTGAGTGTTGATCTTCACCAATAGTTCGGTGTAGGTATCGGCTGCGGTAGCAGTCTCAGGCACTACGTCGATAACACGGATTGGAATAGTCGCTGTAGTACCAGCACCAGTCAAGGTAACGGCAAATGAGGAAACACCAGTAGTGGTAGTTCCAGCATTTAATACCAAGGCCAAGTTAGTACCTACTACGGTGCGACCTGCGGAACTCATGGTTGTACCAGACGAAACCACGGCAACTTTAAACAGCGCCATAGGATCATCCACAACATACGCATAAGCAGGGTTAGTAGCTGTAGAAATCGAAGCCGGAATGTATTGAGCCTGAACGGTTTGACCGCTAGAATTTACATACTGACCACCGACGCAAACGCCAACAATTGCACCAGAGTTAGTGGTGGTAGAAAGAACCAGATAACCGGTGCTGTCAACTTGTACGGTATCGCCATTGAAAATAGCAGTACCAAAGCTTGCAGCTACGGGAATCTGACGAATAGCACCAGCATAGGGGAGGCCGTCAATTCGATTGACAGGCTTTAGACCATATGGGGCGCTAACTGTAGGATAAGCCATAGTTAAACTCCAAAAAATTAAATACCTTTACCGAAAGTAACACTAGAGCTTCGTTCTTTAAACAAAGGCATCTTCGGGTTATTTTCACGCATGAAAGTATTGTCCACCGAGTTCATTTGAGTATCCGCTTGATTGCGGAAATACTCATCACGTTGCTCGACAAACTCTACTGGTGTTTTGCAAAGGATAAGGCCACCAGTAACAATATTGCCGGGAAAGTCTTTGTTAGAAGACGAGCCAAACAATCTAATCTCTGGATGGTCAGATGCCTTTACGGGCTCCCAGCCTTCCTGAAGCTTTGAATTCAAGTTAGTCGGATCATCTTTGCCTAAGGTAGCGATACGAATCCAGCGAAACGCATACCCCGGCTCCGGCTTGGGATCGGGGAGAAGCTGTGGAGGTTTCCAGCGCGTAGGACGGGCGGTAGCCTCACGAGTATCGAGTTCTCTACTTTTGCGAATTTGTTCAGTCATGCTTGTTTCCTCATTTCTTCAGCAACCTTACGAGCATAAAGTTCCAAAGGAACCCCAAGCCGCTTGGCGATATTTACCTGCGTTTGCGTAAGTACGATCTTTCTAGGCGCTGTACTACGGGAAGCCGGTGCTACAACATTTGATTTTGTTCGCTGAGATGTTTTCGCATCAGCGGGTTCCTCTGCAAATGACTCAGGGAACCTTGCTCTCATTTCCTTGTCAATGGCATCAAAATATTCTTTGCTGCCATTTGCAATTCCAGAATCCAATACATCTTCGTGAAGTGTAACTGCATATGCAGTCATTCCACGTTGTTTACCCCACCACGGATTTTTATCTATCCATGCTTGAGTATCAGGATGAATCGACTCTTGTGAAGCTGGTTGTTGCGTTTGTACTACATTTTTTACCGGCTGTAAAGGGGCCGGTTTAAAATTATTTACCTTATCTGCTCGGATTGCAGCAGTAGTTAACTTTGATTGCGCCTTAATTAGCCGGTCAGTATCGCCGGATTCATAAGCTTCCTTGTACTCCCGTTGAGCAGAATCAATCTCAGACTCCACCACTTTTTTGGCTTGTTCCAATAAAGCAGTTTGATTAGTAGCCAAAGATCCTTGTAGTCGTTTGTTTTCTTCTACAACTGCTTCAGCCATACGCAAAGCTTCTTCCCGCTCACGGATTGCCATTTCTTTTGCACGGCGCTCTTCGTGATATCCCTTGTTAATATGAGATAGTCGGTCTTTAAGTTTTTGGTCGGTGTATTTAGATAATTCCTCGTCCGTCACCGGAGCGGGAGCTTCTTTCATCGGAGTACGATGTCTGTCAGCCGCAGGAGTATCGTCAACAACTTCAATTTCTTCTTCAGTAGATACTACCTTTCCACCCTCTCGTGGATTTTTAGCTTCTACTTCATCTGGAAATTCAAATTCAGTTTTTTCAATTTCAGCCATGATTATTCCTTAGTTGGTGTTTTTAAAGCATTTAATTCTCTTTTTAATGCAGCACGTTCAGCCAACAAATCAGCAATCATTTTGAGATGTTCTTTATGACGGGCTTCCATAACTTTAATTAATTTACTAAAGTCATGACCCCAAAAACTCATTTTGTCAGTTAAAAGTTTAGCGTTGTACCAAATATAATCCGCAGTAATACCTTCAACTTCAACATTGTCTGTAATTGTATCCATGATGACTCCTTAAGGACGTTGAACACCGCGCGGGTCTTGCACAACTGCTTCAACAGACTCATCATGGATTAGCCTCCACTCTGTTCCGTGAATCTTCATGCGAGTGCCAGTATTTGGTCTAGTAAGAATAAAATCGCCTACCTTGCAGCTAGGGCCGCTAGGGAATCGTTTCTCATCTTTGTAGGCATCTGGCCCCATTTTTGCCACAAATAACACGGGGGATAAAAGCTCCTCGTGATGCATCATTTGTGCTGTTTTTACTAACCCAGATTCACCAATTTCTTCTTCGGCCTTTGGAACCATACACAATATGTAATATGTAGATGGATCCGGAACCTGTCTGGCTTTTTCTTCTGGTGTAGTATTTAATACCCCAGATAAATCTACCGCAGCAACATTAAAGTCATTCATTTATTTTCCTTGCACGCATGGGGTTTGAGCGTATTTCGGCGGGTAACCCCAGATAAACCCATCCAAACCTAACTATCCGATTGTTGTAAACGTTTCTCCATGTCTTTTACATAGTATAAACATTTAGTTAATCCTAATATCTGACCAGATAAGTATTTATATTCTGCAAAATCAGAAGCTGCCCCAGCAGATATTACTTGAGTTAACTGCTGTATATCATCATCTATATCTTTAATTAAAGAACTCATTGCGTCCATTACATACCTCCGGGGGTTAGTTTCTGTTGCTGAAGTTGATCTTTATGCATCATGCCTTGCTGGTGTAGCTGAGCCTGTTGTTGTTGAGCTTGTTGCTGTGCAGCTTGGGCTTGTTGTGCTTTCTGAGCATTAATCTGAAGTTGTTGTTGATGCATCTGCTCAGCCTGCATGGCTTCTTGTTCAATCTGCATTGGGCTAATTCCGTTCTTGTCCGCGTCCAAAGCTAAGCGGGCTTGGGCAAGCATGATGTCCGCATCAATCTTTTTAGCTTTACTGTCAGCTTCCTGTTTCTTAATCTGAATCTCTTGCATCTGCATTTGGATAATTGGGTCTTGCATCTGCTGCTGGGCTTGTGCTTGAGCCGCTTGGGATTTGTTCATCTGCAATAACTGCTGTGATGCCTGTGCTACAGCGCGGGACAGTTCAATTTCTAGTTCTGGCGGAAGCTCAACATCGGGCTTAGGCAGAGGAGCGCCAAGGCGTTCTTCAATCTTTGTCCTATATAAGAAGCCAAGATGTTCTGCAATGTGAGCTTGTATTGCTGACTGCATTTGTTGGGCCATAGGGTTTTGACCTATCTGCGCCGCAATCATTGGGTCTTGCATAAACGTTGAATGCACCGCAATGTGAGCTTCGTGGTCTTGATAGATAAATGCCTTTGTAGGTTTTCCTTTAAGGAAAGCCATGTTCTCACTAATAGGATCACGCGGTTTTTGGTCATCCTCTATTGGAACAATCTTGTCAGCGTTTTTAACTCCTAGTACTTCAATCATCTGGCGATGCAAATACGGCAAGTCATAGATGTTAGGAGCTTGAGCAGACAGTTGGGTAACTGCCTGATACTGCATAATCCTTTGCGCCATCGTGGTGCTATTGGGATCACTGACAGGAATAATCTCCACCAAGTCATAGTCTGCTTTCTTGGCTTTGCGGTTACCGCCTTCAGGTTTGTAGCTGTACTCTTCTGGTGTATGGTCACGAATTAATTCTTTTAGCAGTCTAAATTCCTGCTTCATAGAATAATGAACACGCGCTTGCACGGCGCTCATTGTTTTTAATTGTCGCTCCAGCAGTGCCAGAGTAGTTCCTACGGGAGCATTTGCACCCATGTCGCTAACTTGAATATCAGCTATTGAACCAAGGCGACGGCCTTCTTCTGTAATCTGATTAAGCAAAGCCAGCAAAACTTGGCTTGGCTCTTTGTATGGAAGCGGCATGATGTTGTCACGCAAGACTCCACTTGCAATATCTACATCACGGAATTCTCCCGGCGCAATTGGTGTATCGTCACCCTTAACCCGCAAACCACGAGTTTTCATACCACCGGGTAAATTGCTCAGCGTACCAGCATCAACCAACTGGCGAATTAAAGAAGTGCCAGCGCGGGCGTATCCACCGATTAGATGGATTAGTCCTAGACCATAAGCACCAAAGCCGGGTACATAGGTGTACTGTACAAAGTGTTGGCGCTTTTGTTTTGTCTTGTCATCCTCTTCCCAGTTACGGCGGATAGCAAGAATATCAGTAGTGCTGCGGTCAATGGTAACTACATAAGGACGGGCAACTCCATCTTTATCTTCGTATCCCGGCATGTCGTAGTCAACATGGATTTCATAAATCTGGTAGCGTTCATCGTCAGTTAAAGAATAACCTTGGCCTTCGGCTTTTTTCTTTTCTACATCGGTGTGGGTATTGTCAGGTTCACCAAGATCAATTTCCCGATAAAAACCTGCAACTTGCAAGTGGCGTATATCATTTTTAGTCTTACGCATTAAGTGCGTAACACGTTCTGCTGTATTAGCACTAGAAGCGCCATATGGAATGATTAGGTCTTCGGCAGGAATAAACATTGCCGTCTGGCGATTCAAAGCAGGGTCGAAGTAGACTTTCTTAAACGCCGCGCCAGCTAGTCCAAGGTTGTATAACAGACGCTCATGCTCAGGCCGATATTCGGTCATTACATCTGTTAGCTGGTAGTTCATGTCCTCACGTACACGTTCTGCCGCTGCTACAGTTTCTTGGTTGTCATCGCCAATAATCTGTGTCTTAACCGGGCCTTGTGCCGGGAAGCTCTCAGTAATAGTTTCCGACTGGAACCGAATAGCGGCTTCAGTCAGGATAGTAGAGAACACACCACAAGCGCCATTCCACGGCTCTGTCCGTTCTTCGTAGTTCATGCCAAGGACTTCTAGTCCCTTAACGTACATCTCAACCCAGTCTTTGCGGGATTGAATATCAGCTTCAACTAAATCAATAAGCTCAGAGCCAAGTTTTTGCAACTCGCCCTCATCCATTGCTTCAGCTAAGTTTTCGTCAAAGTCACCTTCGGCATGGGGAAGAATTTCAATCTCCATATCCCCAGTATTAATTTTTACGCTATCAGGATTTTCTACTTCAATCTCAATAGCATCTTCATTTAAATCTCCAATACCCATAGGTGCTTGGTATAAAGAAGGGGCCATGCTGTTGGTTGCCATATATATTCCTTAATAGTAAGTGTTCTTGCGGCGGAAACTCTTTATCTCTTCTTTTTCATCTGAGTCCAGACGGATAAAGCCACCTTTTCTAAACCGAATTAGCGCCTGTGTTGACGAGTCAACCAAGTCATCGTGATCCCCATTGGGGAAAGCTGCCATCTGTTCTATCACTTCTGAAGCCCACCTTGTTTCAGGAGCCCACACTTTACCACTACTAAATAAATCAGTAATGGAGTTGATACGCACAAACTTATCATTGCCACGGGTAGGTGTGTATTCTGACACCATTATTCCCATTTGTCTAAGCTCAAATACCAGAGGAGCCCCAGCAGCTTTGGCCTCAATGATACAAGCATCAGGCTCCCAATCTTGATACATTACAAGAGCCTTGGCCTTCAGTTCCGGGAACTCCATCCGTTTTTGGAAGGCATCCAACAGAATAATGTGTATGTTATTAGGATCATCGTCCATCCTAAACACACCCCAAGTCGTGCAGGCGGAATAGTCAGACCGCTCGTTTTTTGTAAACGCCGTATCCCAAGACTGAATAATAAAGTCACAAGGCGGCGGGTTTTCTGACTTCCAGATCTTCCACCATTCCCTTTTGACCAAAGCTCCTTCCTCGCCAGTAGGAGTTTGTTGATACTGCGCGTACCATTTAGCCGGGGGTAGTTCGTCCCTTAAAGCCTCTAACTCCTTAGCCGACCAGAATTCAGGCCATAAGGGTTTACCAGAAGGCATAATCGCAGGAAATTCAATGACTTCCCACTCTTCCCCTTTGTCCCGAAGCATGGCATCTTTGATAACTCTGCCAGTCAGATCTTTCTCGCCCCAGCGGGTCATAACAATAACAATTGCCCCACCCGGCTGCAAACGTTGACGCGGCCCAGAGGTATACCACTCATACACTTTGTCAAATACAGACGGATCCCCAGACGCTAAAGCTGCCTCCTGTTCTGAATGTGGGTCGTCAATGATAAGTAAGTCCGCGCCCTTACCCGTCACCGTTCCCCCGACGCCGATAGCAAAGTATTCCCCGTTCTGATTAGTCGCCCACCGGCCTGCCGCTTTACTGTCTTGCCGCAAACTTACGTTCGGAAACACCTTGGCGTAAGCCTCTGACCCAACCAAGTTTCTTACCTTACGTCCAAATCCCACAGCCAGATCCGCCGTATTGGAAGACTGAATCACCTTCTTGTCAGGGTACTTTCCCAAGAACCAAGATGTCAGTAAATAGGAAGCAAACTCAGATTTCGTGTGCCGTGGAGGCATATTGATGATTAGTCTTTTCAAACTGCCATCGGCGATAGCCTCAAATTTTTTTGCCATCACAGCGTGGTGTCTCCCGTGAATAAATCCGGGCCACATTATCTTGACGTACTCCATAAAAGACTTCTGAGCCAATTCCCGCGACAAAGCACCCTTGTACTCCATCACATCCGCCATGAACTTCTCGTACTCAGCAGGCTCTAACTTGTCAATCAAGTCCTCTAACTTCATTGGATAGTCCTAAAGTTGATATAAACCGGCCTAACAGTCCTACCCCTTCCCTTCAATCTCTTCACTACCCCCAAATCCACCAAGTTATCCACAATCCGCTTCGTATTACCCAATCCAGTCTTGTTCCTCTGATACGCAATCTCCCTCAAAGACGGCGAGTACCCAAACTTCTTCCACCACTCATCAATAATTAAGAACACTTCACTCTGTCCGGGGCTCATATCCACCTCCATACACTGCTCATACGTCAAATCCGCCAATCTTCTAATCATCTTCTGATTTATCTGCACTGTTCCCATGCTAATCCTTGCCAAAATTACTATTCTTGTGAAAACCAACGCGACTTTGCTCCAAAATCACCCATTTTTTACGTTTCCATTTCCGAAAAAGCCGTTATAAATCAACTGTTTAGACGTACTTCCTAGAATTTAGGTGTCATCTGGTAACGTTACCACTCGGAATAATTGTGAAAATGGCAAGGAACGTGTTTCCAAATTTTATATACCCCCCACCCCTTTTTGTTTAGGATGATAAGGGGGGGTCATCTGGATTTTGAGCATCTAATGGTTGGGAAAAATCTTGTGGTGCTTCGTGTGGAATAGTATGTATGTTATGCAGGGACTCCTCGCTGGCATTTGGGGGGGTGGCGGGTGGGTGGGGGTCGGCGGGCGACAATTCCGCCAGCAGCGAATCGGCATCCACATCCACGGCGTCGATTGATTGTGCCCGCATGATTGCGCGAATCTGCTCCAGCACTTGGGCTCGCGCGTCCGCGCTATGCTTGATCGTCGTTATCTCTTTGCGTTCTGTGAATGCAGCCACTTCGGTGACAGTGCCCAGCACTTTCGCCGCCGCCACTTTAGTGGCCTGTTTAGCATCAGGGTCGATGACCACCTGTACAAGTGATTGGATTACCAGTGCACGGAGAGCGGCAGGGGATTGATATTCCTGAGCCGCTAATGCCAGTCTGTAGGCTTCGATCTCGCGGGACACTAGCGGGTTTCGCGCAACCGCATACGGCTCGGTCACTATTGTGGAGGGCGCTGCGTTGGGTTTATATGCTGTCCTGTACGCTTGGGCCTTTGTTGACCCTTTGGCTACTTCCCGAGCGAATGTCTTTTGCTTGTGGGTTAGCCCTTTGGAAACGTCTACAGAAAACAGTTGATCCAATGGGACTGTTTCTAGTGCGGTGTTTACTTCCTTCCTTGACAATTTACGCTGCATGGCTTCGCCTTTCAATACCGCCGCGACCACCGCGACCATGCGCCGATTATAGGAACAAATCAGGAAACCGCGCAAGCGCCTATCCAGCATGGATAAAACAACAGTAACAATGCTTGCCATTGTTCCTCTAAAGTACTGTATATAAACCCATTAGGGTTTTGGAGGGGTCTTATAGATCAACGACTTACAAGAGTTGGCACGATTCTATTATGCTATATAGGTAAGAGGGTAGCACTTATCAGGTAGCACAGACCCTCTGCTAC